CATTGGCAGTACGGGCTTCTTGGTTTTTAACGGCTTCTACAAATGCGTTCATTTTATTTTCCTTCAGGTTACAATTTTAAATATTAAAAAATGCTGTATATAACCTATACAACAGGATGGTCGGAACGGTTTTTATTTTCTGCTTGACCCCATCCCCAGTATATCGGTTCAGTCCCTCAAGCATAGCATACAATTCATGTCGCCTAGTTTGTATTTTTCTGTACAAACATCATACAAAGTGCTTTCCCTTGTGTCATCAGTTCCTTTAGTATCTATTTCTAGAAAGTATTTCTACTTGCCTTGCGGGCCACTGTCTACTGCATTAAGTGCGTTTTTATAGTATAAGTTGCTGTATCCATCCTAGGATTTAACAGGTTAGTTGTTGGCTGCTTTTATTCAACTCAGGCCACCACTCTGAGCTCGCTAGTCTATTTCAATGTTGCCTCTTCAACACACTCGGTCAAGACTCCGTGCTCCAATTCAACACCATAGGGTCTAGCAGTTCATAGTATTATGAAAATTGCTGTACCTAACCTTAAAAACTTACTGTCTAAGCACTTATTATATAGGATAACTTCTTCTAAGTCAATAGTTTTTGGACATATTTGTTAAAAATAAATATCACATGCAATACTATAAAGAAATTAATATTTCTAACTTTGAAATTATTGTTAAAAAATCTTTACTTTTTGTAAAGATGTGTCCTGATATTTTTTTTAGAAAAACAGAAACTGCTAGCTATTATCAATTAGACTTTCACCGGCTTCAAAAATTTTGTCCTGAAATTACTCAGTCTTTTTTAGAGTTAGGACTACATGTTAATTACGCGGCAGTCTATGTTATGTATGCCCCTAGTCATACTTCTCCTCATAGAGACGATTTCCCTCAAAAGGCAAGGATCAATATTCCTTTATTAAATTGTGTAGGAACTTTTACTGCATTTTATAAAAATGCTCGAACAGAAAAAACTGTACACCCTGATTTTGGTGTTCCTCGATTTTATGTTCAAAATTTAGATTATGAACTTGCAGATAAAGTTGAAATAGTTAAACCTACTATTTTAAGAATAAGCGAAGTGCATAATATCCTAGTTCCGGAAGGAAATCCGTTGCCAAGAATTAACTTATCGCTTGGGTTCGAAGAAGATCCAGTTTACTTATTAGAAGCAACTACTAACTAATTATCGACGTTTCGGTGCACCAATTCGACTGGCCTTATTCCAGTCATACGCAACACCGTCTGGACACAGACCGTTCTTAATACTATCTACTCCAAACATACCGCAGACTTCAAAATCTGGACCTTTGATAGTCACAAAGGTTCCTACAGTTTTGGCAAATATCATTGCATCGTCCAAACTTGAGAATTCGTTTAGTGTTAGATTGTTATTGCTTATTACCTTATACATGCTATTATTATAGCATCTTTTTATATCATTGTCAATGGTCCCGCCAGTAGGAATCGAACCTACATTTAAGTCTTAGGAGGACCCCGTACTATCCATTGTACTATAGCGAGTTATTTTAATCTGTTTAAAACTTCTTCAATTTCAATACTGCCGCTTCGTAAGCTAAACACATACTGAGGCTTATCTGTATGATTTATAAGTCCGTGCCAATAATTAGTAGGATCAAAGTAGCATGAGCCGTCTTTTAAATTCCATGTTTCTAACAATTTACAATTTTCTCTTCTATGCGAATATCTTTTATACCCTAAAGGACCAATACCTTCGTCAAGTTTTGATCCCTCTATTGGTTCTAATATTTCTAGGGATATCGATACCTCTTCATCAGCTGGTGCAAAAATTAAACTCCATTTTATCGGACTACCATCTAATAACGGGCTATCTTTATGTATAGGAATCATTTTAGTAGGAAGTGCTAGACCGACAAGCATTTGTATATCTTTACTTAAATCTGCAATTCCTAACTGCTCTAATACAAATCCTGGATTACTAGCTCTTACCGGCAATTGAGTATTAGGAAATGAATATCCTTGTTTAAATACTCCTTTGATAAAAGGGGTAGGGGTAATTATCAAACTGTAATCCTTTTCAAAAGTAATTAGTATCGCATATTAGAAAAGTTTGATCAATTCATCAAACTTTTGTGCTGTTCGAATACTCAAACAAACTCTCGGAGAGTTCATTGTAACTATTCGATGTGGCATATTTATTTTTACTAGTCCGTACTGCCCAGTCCATAACGCCAGTGCAGACATTCCTCTGATGTTTTCAAATCTTGTATAGTGTACAGTTGCTCCACTAGGAATTACAACATCGGTATCATATTCGTCTGCATCCATCTTAATCCATTGCATTTCTCCGTACCCTTTTAATATAAAATTAAAAGCTGAATCATTAATTTTATGGTCCACATGTATCGGACTGTAAGTATTCGGTTGTGCTACAAATAAAGAACAAGTAGGTTCGAGGTGTATATTTCTTTTTAAGAACCAAAGTTTACCGGCCGTTGATAGTACGTCGACAGTATTTAAATGAATCCAATCATGGGAATACTTCAAATTGAAGTCTGATAAAATTTTATCAATATCTAACGGTAGTATCCACCCACTAGATTCGATTGGTAAATTCTTATAAAACATTTAATAATCCTTTGGCCGGCCATGCAGGAATCGAACCCACACCGCTTGTTTCGAAGACAAGCATGATATCCATTTCACTAATGGCCGCATTTGGTGCTCCAGGCTGGGAACGATCCAGCTTCTCATCCTTACCAAGGAAGTGTACTGCCTTTATACTACAGGAGCAAATCTTTTTCTTTTAAATATACTTTAATTATACAACATTATGGAAATTCAGTCAAGGATAGATGGTAAACAAGTCGTTGTGAATTTACAACAGAATACAGCTTACGGATTAATGATGTCCGGAGGACTAGACAGTGCAGTATTGCTCTATCTAATGCTTAAAGATTGTCCTACCGCTAGCATCCAACCTTTTTATATTGCCAAGCACGACGGGTCGTATGCTTATATCGATGGTATTATTGAGTATGTAAATTTACTGTTTAATATTCGATTGCCCGAGCCTATCAAAGTAGGATCACCGGATATACATCATACACAGATCAACCAAACGGGCATTAGACATGTTCTACTCAAGTATCCAGAAATAGAAAAACTGTTTATAGGGATCAATCAAAATCCACCACAACCTTGGGGAGACCCAAAGTGGGAGTTTCCTAACAGGCCTATATCTAACAGTAATCCTAGAATAGAGATGCCTTTTATGATGCTGTACAAGACACACATAGTTGATCTTGTTGATCAATTTGAAATTCAGGCACTCGCAAATTTAACGCATACCTGTACTGAACAAGTAACAGGTAGATGTTTAAAATGTTTTCAATGTAACGAAAGAATGTGGGCATATCAAACACTCGGATTAACAGACTACGGAAAACTTTAATTAGGAGTTTCGTAACTCCACTTCCAAGTGTATCCATCTTCTAATCCTAATTGTTCACAAAGTTCATCTGTAAATGTTCCGTCTACTCTTACAGTGTATCGAAACACTGGCTCGGGATCAACTCCGTGGTAGTCTCTGTTATTAAAGAAATAACTGCGAGCACTACTATCAAGATAAATCTTTTTCTTTGCCTTTTCGTCCCAAATAAAACTAGGCCTTCCGCCGCCGCCAAAGAATAAATTAATATTGTGATCTTTATGCTCTGCTACAACACTATCACGGTGTGTAACTACTCCTGCATTTGGATATGTTGTAAACAACAATACTCTGCCGACAGTCTTAAATGGTAGCCGATTTATATATTCAACTACATTAGGAAATAAACTTGCAGCCTCAGTCCATTGGCCTAAGTCTTGTGTCTTTTTTCCAAAATCGTTTTTCTTCAAATACAATGCAAAGAACCAAGGAATAACTGCACCCATAGCAAAGTATGCATATTTGTACATTGCTTGCATTTCTTTTCCAGGGCTTCGATCAATAACTTCTTTAAGTGCTATTCGATGCACCCCGGTTGGATCGTATTTTGTTAATTGACTTAACATTTCGCTCCAGCAATCGTGCCCTGAAAACTTTGACACTTCTTCGGGAGGAATTCCTCCGTAGATCATACCCATCTTATATTCTTCGCTTAATGCAAGACCTTTGCAACATTCAATATGAAGTTGCTGATCTTGACTATGATCGATATATTGATCCATAGATACGATAGGAAGTCGACGTTGGCCGACTCCCTTGATTCCATATTCTGCATATGGATAAGACATAACGTTCTGCGTATGTAACTTTGAACTTGTGTGCTGTTGATCACGGGACATTAATCGATATTCCTAAAAGTTCGCCAATCATCAATGTTTGGCTTTTCATTTTCATCATAAGTCCAACCTAATGCCTTCATCATGCGATGTTTGACTAACAGGTTAGGGCTACGGAATCGACCAGTGTCGTCGAAGCCCATCATGACTCCAACTTCGCAAACTGCACCACTACGGCAAATACCTGCATAGCAATGAACAACAACATTCATGTGATTGTCCTTTGCATGTTGTAGTAAGCGAACAAGCTCGTTAGCCTGCTCTTGACTGCATTTCATTGCTTCTTCAAGAACTTCGTCCTTTTCCTCTACATCTAAAAATTCAAAATTATGAATCTCTTTGAACTTATGTGCAGGTGTAGGACGCCAACTTGCTGGATCAACAATGCTAATCAGCATACTATTCTCACCTGCCTCATGATGAAACCTCTTAGGGATATCATCGGCAGCTACATTTTCAATCCACGGCATAATTGCCTCCTAACATTCTATATCTAAATTCTTACCTTTATCGGAATCTAACCGAATATTTCGTGCTACTCGGTCTGCTACAATTTGATCAAAGTTACGTTTTTCAACAACCTTGCGATAATCATCTTCTCTCTTACGTTGAAGATTAACCTGTTCTAAATTGTAGTCACGGATACGACATTGATCTACTTTTGAAATCTTCATACTGATATTCCTTTTAGGCGTTCGATTTCGTTCGCAGCTTCTTCTAAAAGATCTGCAATACGATCTCTAGCACCTTCCTCTACGCTTTTACGTCCGGGAATCTGCCTGCGTATTTCTGCTCGCTTACGAAGTCGAAACACTAGACTCTGTTCTGCAACAGGCAAATGACTTTCATCCATTATACTATCTCCACAATATAGTATCCTGAGTTAGGATACGTTTCTTGCAACCATTCCAACATGCCCGGTTCATTGGGCAGTTGGATTGATTTGTATTTGTTAGTAATATACGTCATACACCTACATAGCTTGAAGCCAAGGCATACAAACTACGATCACCCTTTGTCATCACTTCCAACATCAATCTCTTTTCCTCTAAGTAAGTCTTAGCGAAAGCAGGATCATATTGCATGATGCTCTTACTGTTGGAGATCAAATCTGCTAACTTGATAGTCTGTGCTTCTGCAGGTGCTTCGGCAGTATGAGCACGGTCCATAGCCTTGCGGTGAGCACGATTGCCATCTTCGGGCTTAGACACATCAGTTAACCAACTAACTAACACCGCAACCTCCGGACCAAAATTCATATGGATATCAGTGGCGGTAACTCTAGTGTCTTCTACTGTATCGTGCAACCAAGCGGCCGCGACCATTTCTGGAGTACTACCTGGAACTTCTGCCACGATCCTTGCAACTTCTGCAGGGTGGACAAAGTAAGGTTCTCCAGTGTACTTACGCTTTTGCCCAACTGCCGAATGAGCAGCAATAGCAAAAACTTGGGCCTTGTGGACTAAATCCATCCCAGTTAATTCCATAGTAAATCCTTCCATGCTACTCTCCTTGTTAATAAGTCTATATTATAACACGGTTTTACCAACTTGTCAACCGGTATGATGACCTTTAATTTCATTATCTTTGATTAAACGGATAGCACGTTC